ATCTAAAGATGTTGTTAATGCTGCCTGAAATGCTAAACTTAAATTAAATACTGTGCCAATAGGAACACCTGTTTGAAACTCTGGTAATATAGCACCTGTAGAATCTAAAAAACTAAAACTAATACCTGCACCTCCTACAATTTGTGATTGAAAAGTATTTATATCATATTGAGTAAATTGTGTGTTACTTTGCTGAACAGGTGGTAATAAATTAACAGTTCTTATAGGATTACTTATGATAGTTGGACTAAATCTTACATCAATAGGTTGACCGTTAGCCAAAGAAATATCTCTTCCATCTTCATAATTACCATACATTAGTCTATTTCCTTGTATAACTTGAGCTTGTGCTATTAAAGGCACATTGTCATATTGTCTAAGAAGCTCATCTGATCCTAAGGTGCTGTATATTTTTTTAGAGGTTAAAGTATAGGTAAAAAATGAATTGTTAGGAATACCTGATGATTCTTTATTTATAGTGTCTAATACAAATATAATATTACTGTTAGATTCTTTAAATAATATATCAAATGCAACCACATTTTCTCCTCCTGTACTTACCTTTATTTGCGTTCCATTGAATTTATTAGTCATTCCTAAATTTTCTCTGGATGCATAATCTAAATCAAATTCTCCTGGTTCAAAAGCTGCATCAGAAAATAAAGAGGTAGCACTATATTGATTATCTTGATATTTAAATCTATATGCAAAAGATAAAAACTTATCTTTTAAATAATTTTCTTCAGAAAAAGAAGAATTAAACAAATTATAATCTGGAGCAACTAATTCACCACTTTTAAATCCTGGTGGTTTTTGTATTACACTAATATCTTCTCCTCCGCTATAATTTCTATTTACATTTATAAAACGTGGGGGATTAAAATTGTCTGTAAAAAAAAGTAAATCATCAATTTTACTAATTCCTGTAATTAAATATTTTGGATTAAAATTTAATAAAGTAGTTCCTACACCTATTGAGGTAAAATGTTGTGTTAATATATTGTCATCTGTATTATAGGAAAAAATAACATCAGCTATTTGTGTTACATTAAAAGCGTTATCATGAACAAACCAATATAGGGTGTTATTTGTGCTATCAGCATACGAACCTATACATATAGCTTGTTGTGATAATTCTGTTTTACCCGCAGGAAGTTCTGTTGTTAAATTAGTATTACCTTTAGAATTCTCTACTGCACCTATTTCAGATATTTCAGTTGATCCTAATCTAACATTTAAGGCATTTATGTATTCTCCTGGAGGAACTAAGCGTTCATCAACGCTTTTGTTCATTTTACCTTTTATAAAAGTGCTTTTAATATCCATATTATTTCAACCATTTATCTCGTCCTCTCAAATTCATTAACAACCTACCTGGCTGGATATTACTTAGTCTTATTTTAGCGTTTCTCAACAAAGATGATTTGTCTTTTCTGGAGCGATTTACTACATATTCTTGTACACCTAATTTATTATTAAGAATGGAGTATTTTATGTAAGCATATAAATACTCTTCAAATAATTTATTTACACTAATAGAAGTGTCATCTCCACCGTTCATTCCATCGCTTATATATTCCATAACTACTGATGCACCAGACATAGCAGAACTAAAATATATTGCTCCTGATTGTCTATCTATTGTAAAAGTAGGGTTTATGTTAGCTGTTTCGGTATTTAGACCATATCTTTGTCCTAAGCCATAACTAAAATACCATTCTCCATCACAACAATGACCCATCTGTCCATTAAAAGGACCAGGTCCTAAATATAGCTTAGACATACCACCTTTAATTCTACTTAAGTCTACTTCAGAATTTTGTGGCCTTGTAGCGTTACCTTCTGCATCAAATATAACTTCTGCATCAGCATCTTGTAAATAAGACTGAGCAAACATTGTTTGAATGTTTTCTTGTAATGGAAACAAAACACCGTTAGAAAACTTAGATATTCTTACATAGTTTACGTAGTCAGGAGGTAAAACAAACCTAATATCAGAATCTACATTCATTTGTAAAATCTTTACTTGTCTCATAGCATCGTAATTTAACTCCTTTATACCTCGCTTTGCATGAAACAATACCTGATATCTTTCTACATTATTTATAATTTCGTTATTACCTTGATACATCAACATAAAATTAGAAACAATGTCATTTAAACCAACATACTGATATGATCCCCAATTTTTGTCTGTTGGAGAAATACTGCTGTTTTCATAATATTTATAATCAGTAATATAACCCATATCTTATACTTGTATTTGGTTGTCTTGAACTATTTCTTGAGATCCAAACTGATATACTTCAGATTCTCTAATTTCTATTCCTATATATTGACATATTTTAGCAACTAATCCAGGCATATCAGATAATGGTAATTCAAAGTCTTGATGACCAGCCATTGTAGGATCATATAAAGGTGCTCCTCCAGATAATATTTGATAAGTCCATTGAGGAGACTTTGGATACCTTACATATTGTGCTTTTATTTGTCCTGCACTTCTTATAGATGTTGGATAAACTGAAACAATGTTACCTGATAGCACATAGGCAGGATACTGATTAGATGGTGCTGTCAAAGTAGAACTTGTTAAATAAAATATTTTGTTTTGACTAACCCTTTCTACTTCGGTTATGTTAGTGTTATCATAGATAGAATAGTTTTCACCACCTCCAGCTACATTAAATATAGAGTCCGATATACTTAATACGTTAGTAGAATCTACAGCTGTAACAAAAGCCTGACCTAAAGTTGACGAGTCAGTATTAATTACAATACTATTAGTTGGAGGAAATTGTGGTATATTAAATCCTCCTGGCACTACAAATGGTGTTCCTGTAGCATCTAACTTATTTGCAATGTTACCTGCTGCAGTAGTTCCACTGGTTAATAAAGTTGGATAATAAAATATTTTGTTTATTAAGTAATAATCTGCTGGTAAGCTAAATGTATTTGCATTTGCTTGTGTTAAAAAAACTTCTTCTGAAAAAGAATCAATAACCTCTACCAATCCTTTTACAATATCAGCATATCCTGTTCCTGACTGTCTTAAATTTTCTCTGTTTATATATTGATTATATTGATAAAAATAATCTTCATATATATCCAACTGAGCTTGTGTTGCATATAAATTGTAATCTTGAGGAGATAAATATCCGTAATTATTCTTATTAATAATACCTAATACTGTACTCCTAACTTCATCAATCATTGCCATAAAAAATGCTTTTTATTCTTTTACAAATATAGCAAAAAAAAAGAGGTTACTTTTTTTGTAACCTCTCTTTAAAATTGTTGTAAAACTACTAACTAAGTGTCAGTGACTCAACTGTAATAACAGAGCCTTCAAATATAGGCATCTGTACTCTTGAAGCCGATGGTCCAGGAGGGTCAGGCATATTTACACCGATATATCCTCTTTTCATTGCATTTTGAATTGCAACTGCAACAGCTCTTCCAGATCCTTGATCTGAATGGTCTATTGTTAAAGTAGGAGTAACATTAGTGTTTAAAATAATCTTAGTCTGCTCATTATCATGTCTATCAACGAAAACTATTGAATTCATATCAATTAAGTAAGTTGATGCAAAAGTAGAATCAAATATGCTATAAGCATCTGTAGTTGTTCCAAAGTTTCCACTAAGCTTTAATCTGTTGTTATTTATAATTTGAATTACCTTTTCACTTGTGTTTGCAGTAGTGTTTTCCATCACATCACCTAAGCTAACAGTAGTTACAAAAGTTTGTCCAAAATCATAAAGTTCATCAGCTGGAGCTTCAATTGTAAAATTATCATTAAACAAAGTTGGGCTGTTAAATATATCAGCAGTTAATGTTAATGATGTTTCATTAATTAAAGCTGCTACAGTAGTTTGCGTACCTGCAGTTGTATTCTTCACAATATCTCCAACTTTAACTCCACGTGCTGTAAATGTTGTTCCAACAGCATTTAATTGCTTTTCCTTACGAACTGCATAGCTTTCACTACCTGCGTTAAACAAGTTAGTCGCAAATGTTAGCTTTGTTGCAGCAACTACTGTAATAGCACCTTGAGTACCAGCAGTAATATTATATGCTATATCACCTGCAACAATACCATCAGTTACAAAGTCTGCAGTAGCATCATTGAGCTCATTTGGAACAGCAGCAGCATTTGTACCAGAGGCTAAAGCTGCTGAAGCAGTTGTGCCTGTAATAAACTCAGATGTTCCTGAGGCCACTACAGTATTAACTGGTATTTCTAAATATTTCGCTATCATATTATAATTGTTTTAAATATTAACTAAAAACTACTGTATCAATAGTCACTTGTACAGGAACTGCACCACCAGTTGCTGCAGGAAAACCTGCTCTTGGAGACGGTACAATAATATCATATAATGGGCTTGTCCATCCTGTTGATAATGCATCAGCTACTGAGTCTTGTATTAATATTCTCATGTTTCTACACTGGTCTACGTTTCCACCAACAAAGGTAGCTGCATTTTCTGCACCAGAAGCGTCAGCGAAACTTGGTAAAGCTGTGTGTGTTATTGCACACTCATCAAAACCAGCTGCACTGTTTGAATATTTAATTGTACATACAGTTGCAGAAGTTTGTTCTATAACTGCTATGTTTTGTATTGGTATGAGGACTTTACCACCAGCAATTGATGCTGCAGCATTGTCTACTCTTAAAAATTTTGTCATTGCCATAATAAAAATAAAATTAAGGGGTTAGTAAAGTACAAATATAACTAAATTAATCTCCCTTATTTAAGCTCTTTTTCAAAAGTTTAAATGACTCAATACCTTCATCTGTCTGAAAATAAGATGCTACAATATAGTAGGGATCTTCTCCAAAAGGAACTGTTAACATTCGTTTTTTATTAGTTTTAAAATTAAAATGCACATCTTTTTGTTTATTTTTAAATACTAACAAATTTTCAGAAAACAATTGTATTACAGTATCCTGTAATTCTAACATAGGATCATTTAATATATTCATAAAATCCTCTGGATTTTGTTTTGAAAACATTAACACATCTCTTTTTAATTCAGCTGTTGACATTTTATCAACTGCACCTCCCATAAAAACTCTACACACAGTTACTAATTTATCTACTGAAAGATTTTTAGCTTGTATTTGAGCTTCAAGTTGCATTTCTGCAAGTTCTAATTCTTGCTGTGCATCTTTTTTAGCGTCTACTTCCGAAAACACTTGTCCGTTTTGTGGATGATAGTGTAAAAACTGTTGTAAAACTTGATTGTTTTTAGGAACGTGTAAAAACCCATTTTCAAAAACAACAGGTTCTAATATAGCATTTCCGTCTTGCTCATCTTCAAAAGGAGACTTTTGATTTTTTGCATAACGAAGAGGTCTATTAGTTCCAGCATCTTCATCAAAATGTAATAATGGATATCGGTTTGAATGTCGTGTCGCTAACATATAAGATAATGGAGCGGCATCTCTTAGTAGCTTGTATGATTTAGCTACATATTTACTTTGTTTTTTCATAATAATATTTAATTTAATTTAATTTAAAATAAAGAGGGGGTTACTAATAGGGCGTTTACATGCGTGACTTTCACCCCCTCTTCGTTAATTTACTTCAGCTTAAGCTTGGTTGAACAAGAAGAAGTTATTCGCACCTAAAGTACAAACAGCTCTTTCTGTCAAGAAGTTTACTGTCATCGCATCTAAATCAGATGTTGCAGCTCCTCCAGCAGAACCTGTAATCCAAGTCTTGTAACGTCTGTCTTCAGTTTCAGAAGCTCTGTACCTTACATGTAAGAATGGTCTTTTTGCATTCTTACCCATGATTTGGTCATATACAGTTGTTGATCCTGCAGGAACTAATAATCCATTTACAGCACCTCCTGTTAAACCTCCTCTCATTGTAGGGTCATTTAGATATTTCCAGTCAGACTTGTAAAAGTCATAACCTCTTCTGAATCCAGTGAAACCTAAGTTTAATGCCATGTCTTTATCATTGTCAAATAAACCATATGAAGTTCCACCCATTCCGTAAGAATTTTGTGCAGCTAACATATCGTCAATATCAAATGAGAAGTTTCTGTTTACAAATAAAACATTTTCTTCAATAGCACCTTGCTTATCAAGTCTTTGAATAATTGAATCAAAACCTGCAAGAGTTGTTGGGTTTCCACCTCCCCAAACATTTCCTCTGTCAGTTACAACATAGAATACTCCTTCAGAACCAGCGTTTACTTCTC